GTAAAGGCACTGTTTCCCGTGGATATGAATGATTTTAAGATAATGGAAATGCAGTTTGCGACCAGCACGCTGAGTCTTGTCGGCTCAAACAGCCCAGCCAATCTTAGCTCAAGGCCGATCTGCATTGCCGTTTTGGACGAATTGGATTCTTTTGCTCCACCATCCGAAAAGGACGCGGCCGCTTACTCTCTGGCGTTAGAGCGCACTAAATCTTTTCCGCAACGTAAGCACGTTCTTACAAGCACCCCAACGCTTTCCACCGGGGATATCTGGATTAACTATCAGGCAGGATCGCAAGAGACTTTTCACGTTCCTTGCCATGCGTGCGGAGAATTTCAAGCGATGGAGTTTGGGCAGATAAGGTGGGATGAAACGGCAAGATCAGAGGACGGGAAGTGGGACATGCGCAAGGTAACCGAAACCGCCACCTACCACTGCACAAAGTGCGACGCTAAGTGGAGCGAACGCAACCGCAGGCAATCCATTGAAAAGGGAAAGTGGGTTGCGGGCAATCCGAACGCCGAGACAGGGCGCAGATCTTTCCGCCTGCCTTCGTGGTACTCAAGCACGCTCGGATTTGCTGACGCGGCTAAGAAGTTTTTAACCGAAAAGCACTATCTGCACGGGTTGCAGGGGTTCGTGAACGGGTGGAGTGCGATGCCTTGGGAGGATCAATTCGACGATGATGAGCTGAACAGCATTCCGCCTGGATCATTTGCAAAGAAGCAGGAGTGGGAAACTGATCACATTAAACTGGCGGCGATCGATCGACAGATAGACGGGTACTGGTTTGTAGTGCGAGCGTTTGGCAGAGACGGATCGAGCCGACTAATTGAGGAAGGACGCAGACGAACGATCGAGGACGTAGCGCAAAGCCTTCAGGACTTAGGGGTAAAACCTCGCCATGCCTGTATTGATTCAGGTTACGAAACCCAAGACACGTATCGAATTGCAGCTCGCTACGGTTGGATGGCGATTAAAGGAGAAGAGCGGCCGCACTATCTGATCGAAATTAACGGAACGCGGATCAAAAGCGTCCACAGCTCCGAACAAACTACCGACGCGGGTTGCCGTTTGCTTCTTCTCAGTTCGCCAGCGTGCCAGGATCTGCTGGCTTGGTTGCGACGAGGGCAGGGGCCGCTGTGGGAAGTGGCTCACGACGTAAGCCCGGACTACCGGGAGCACATGGCGAGTCATCGCAAGGCTCATAGAATTAACCGCAAAACGGGCAAAGACGTTTATGAGTGGATTCGGATCAAGTCACGGCAAGATCACTTGTATGATTGCGAAACATACCTAGCTGGCCTTGCGGTTTACGGGAAGGTGATTGCCGCAGAGGCAACGCTAACGCAGGTATGATTGACACGATTTTGGCGATGTGGAGCGAGGGCTTATTTTTTCCTTTTGGATTCAGGCTGCAAAAGATCCTGTCGCACTGCGCCTTGCCTTGGAGGCATTGGCCGCAAGTCAGTTTGAGTCATTCAACAATAATGGTCGCTATATGGTGAGCGCATCGGTGGCAGGAAAATCGTTTAGCTATCAATTTCAAAAGGATATGGATCCTGCAACTTTAGCCCGATTGGCATACGAAGCATGGCGCAAGGTAAAGGGATTTACTACAAGCGCACAGGTCGAAACATTTTTAAGCACGAACACGGGTCAAGTGAGTTACCCCAACTACGGCGTACAGCAAGTCGTCTACCCCTAATATGCCTCTGGGAAATTGGTTTGGTCGTTTGATTCGGGCAGGTGCCCAGGACTACACAAAGCGCCGCTACATTTACACGCCGCCACAAGACAGCCGAATCGACGTAACAACCGCCAGCCGCACCCAAGTGTTGGGCCTTGCTCGTTACATGTACTACAACAATCCAGTGGTACGCGGGGCGATTGATTGCATGACTCGCAATTCGATTGGCCCTGGCATCAAATGCCAAAGCCGAACCAAGGACGAGGGATGGAACAACGCCACAGAGGAGTGGTTTCACAACTGGTCGCTGGCTTGCGACGTTCGCGGTCTTTTGGATTTTAACACGCTTCAGCAAGTGGCCACACGCACGATGCTGCGCGACAACGAACTCTTTATTTTATTAACTGATAACGGCGATGGCTGGCCAATGTTGCAGCTTATTGAAGCACACCGTTGCTCGACTCCTGTATATATCAACGATTCAAAAGTGATTGACGGAGTGCGGGTCAATGGCAACGGACGGCCTCTTTCCTACTACATCCGCACGGGAGACGGCGACAAATTCAGCGAGGTGCAAGCCGCCGACGTCATTGTTTTGGCTGAACGCGATCGAGCCGATGAGCTGCGCAGCCTTTCCAGATTGGTTACCTGCCTAAATCTTCTTCAGGATCGCGATGAGATTCTGGAATACGAAACAGGCGCAGCCAAGCGAGTTGGTCAAATCGGATTGGCGCTTGAAGGCGAGGGAAGCACTGGATTCTTTGGCAACGACAGCACAAGCGACGATGGGATTACCACAGACAAAATTCTAGGCGGAGGCGCAATCTGGAACATTCCTCAAGGACGCCGCTTGCGTGAACTAAAGAACGATCGGCCTAGCCCGAACTTGCAAGACTTTATGGATCAATTTTTACGTGCAGCCGCCACTGGCCTTGGCTTGCCTTACGAGTACCTTTGGAAAGCGGATCTATCCGGGCCTTCCCAGAGATTTGTGCTTGCGCAGGCACAAAGGCGCTTTGATGAAATCGCCCAGACTGTCATCACTCAACTCGTCAGCCGAGTGCGGCTGTGGGCACTGGCAAAGGGAATTAAGCGAAAAGATCTGACTGTGCCGAAGGGCATGGATCGCTGGTGGCAAGCGGCCTACCACACGCCAAAGCAGACGACGATCGACGCCGGCCGAGACAGCGCAGCCGATCGTGAGGATCTAAAACTTGGCCTTACCACATACGCCGAGATCTACGCATCTAGGGGTGACGATTGGCAGGAGGCGATTGATCAAAAGATTGCCGAACAAAGCTACATCCGAGCCAAGTGCGCCGAGGCTGGCATCCCTGTTAGCGAGATTCAATTTATCCAGAATCAACAGCCCGCTGCCACGCCTCCATCCGAACCACCCGCCGACGCTCCAGCCCCCACTACCGAAACGCCAGCTCCGCAGTTGCAGGCAGTTATCCAATCCGAAACTACACAGGCTCCTGTTTTAACTGAAGCGTTTACGATGAAGGACGAGCCAGACTTCAATTTCAGCGAGAAAGAGCTGACGATGGTGGCGAAAAGCATTGGTCTTAAAGACAAAAAGACACGTAAAAAGAAAACGAGTTGACGCGGTTTGGCCGATATGGCCGAAAAGAAATTTAAGGGAATCAGCGTCATCACCGCAGGCCCAGCATTAGGGCACGGGATGGTGATCGATGCGGAGACTCTTTCCCAAGTAGTCGAACGTGGAAACGAAGCCGGGCAAGTAAAGGTTTTGTCGGATCACTCTAGCTCAATCTCAAACATCATTGGATATCTTGAAAACTTTAGCCTAGACGGTGATCGTGTTCGTGCTGACCTGACTCTGTTTCAAAGCCACACCGGCTTTTCCTACTTCAGCGAACTGATCAGCACCCTCCCAGGGCAAATTGGATTTTCCATCAGCTTTAGCGGAATCCCCAGATCATCAGAGGACGGAACCACACTGGCAGACGTTCAAAGCCTCTATTCTGTGGATCTCGTTTTAACGCCCGCTGCAAATCCAACAGGAATTTTTCATGCACTGGTTGACAGCAAAAAAGATGGCATGGATAAAACCACGGCCCCTGAGGTCAAACTAGAAGCGCTGGCAGAAGTCGCGCCCGCAGCACCGGCGGCCCCGGCGGCAGAAGCTCCCGTCATGGAGCCGAATCATAACGATATCCTCAAGGCCATTGCTGAACTTGCTGGCAAAATGGATGCCCTGCTTGCGCTACAACAAGCCGACATCGCTGGCGAACAAGGTGACGAAGCTCCTGAAGCAGTTGCACCCGCGATGGCAGCCAAGGTTGAAGAAACCAAACTTTCCGAGCCTGAAGTTCAGGCTGAAGAAGTTAAGACCGAAGCAGCTCCTGCTGTCGAAGCAATCGAAACCAATCTTTCCAAAAATGACGAAGCCGGTGCAAAAGCCGAACTCGCCACTCTTAAAATCGAACTGGAAGCCAGCCGGGGAATCAAACCCCTAGAGACGGCCTCCAATCAACCCATTTCTCGCGATGAAATCCTCAAGGCTTTCAACGCAGAAAAAGATCCCCGTCGGGCGGCGGAGATTTTCAAACAACTCAAGTTCGCCCGCAAATAACAAAGGA